GAGTTAAAACCACAAGAAGATGGTGATGTTGATGTAAGATATAAGAATGGTAGAATGTCCTATGATGAATACATTGATGAAATGGAAACAAGGGCAAATAATCATGCTGAAGGTAAATCAATATCAAGTTCTTTTGGATTGTTTGGTGGATTTGGTGAAGGAACATTAAAAAAGCCTTATAAAAAATAGTTTTCTGTCAAAATGAAGGCTAACAAGCAGTTGAAAGACAGAACAAGTTTAGGAGAGTATCATGGCAGATGCAGTAAGTGATACAGGTGCAGGAAGAGTTGTAGGTGGTGTAGGTACAATTATAGGTGATGCAGTAGTTGCTTTTAATAAAGCAAATGTGATGTTACCATTAGTAACAGCAAGACAATGTCCAAAAGGTGCTTTAACAGTACAATTTGTTGATTATACTAAGATTGCTTCAAGTGATGTTGGTGCAGCAACAGATGGTGCAGATTACACTACAATGACATCTATTGATACAGCAGCAAAAACTGCTTTAGTATCAGAGCATGTTATTAGAACAGATGTATCTGATTTAGCAGCTATGGGTAGTGCTGAAGATTATACAGGTAATGTTGGTGATGTTTTAGGTAATGCAGTAGCAGCAAAACTTGATGATGATTTAGTAGAACTTGGTAAATCATTTTCACAGACAGAATGTGGTGCAGGAACTGCTTTATCATTAGACCATATCTTTGGTTCTATGAGACAATTAAGAGCAGCAGGTGCTCCATTTCCATATAACTTAGTGTTATCACCTAAGCAAGTATGGGGTGCTAAAGGATTGTCAGGATTATTAGTAGACCCTTCAGCAGGTGCTCAAGCAGATAATCCACTATCACAATCTAAATTAGCAAATGGTGAAGTTGGAACAATAGCAGGATTTAATGTTTATTGGTCTGACCAAATTGATGAAGATGTATCAAGTGGTGGTGATGCTGCTGGATTTGCATTTTCTAAAGGTGCTTTAGGACTTGCAATAGGACCTGAAGGATTAATGAGAATAGAAACAGAAAGAAATGCTTCATTCAGAACAACAGAATATGTTGCTACTGGATTTTGGAAAGAAATAGAAATACATGATGGATTTGGTGTATACATTCTATCTGATGTTTCTTAATAGATAATCATAATAACAGGGAGCAGGTAAAACTGCTCCTTGTTTTAATTGGAGAAAAAATTTATGGGATATTTTAAAAAAGCAAATGGATTAGTGTATAAGATTGCACCTAACCATGATATAAATTCTTTAAAAGAAAGATTTACTATATGTGATGCTGATGGTAATGAGATCAAGGCAGAGAAGCCTAAAAAAGCATCAAAAAAGAAAGAAAAAAAAGAAGATAAATAATTACCATTAACCTTGTTCATGGTAGCCAACCTTAAAGGAGAATGAAAATGGCAGAAACAGGTATAAGAAAATATGCAGTAGTTGAAAGATTAAATAAGATGGCAGTTGATTTGATTACTGTTACTTTAACAACAGATGCAGAAGCAATAGCAAATGGTGAAATAATTGCACAATCAATAGAAATTCCAAATGCAGTATCAGTAATGGGTGGATCTGCAATAATACAATCAGCAATATTGTTAGATGAAGATGATGAAGCACCTGCTGTGGACTTAGTGTTTTCATCAGCAAATACAGCTTTAGGTAGTGATGAAGGAGAAGCTGTTAGTATTTCAGATGCAAATGCAAGAAATATACAAGGATTTGTTAGCATATCCAGTTATACTGATTTAGCAGGTAGTCAGGTAGCAGTTAAGGCTAACATTGGTTTGGTAGTACAAGCAGCTTCTGATAGTAAATCAATATATGTTCATGCAATTAACAGAAGTGGTGCAAACTACACACCAGCAGCATCAACTGATTTTAAACTAAAACTTGGCATAGTAAAAGACTAATGTTTCCTACAAGAAGAATTACCACATCAGGAGGAGATGTATTTAGAGATGAGTTCTCTTTAGCATTTGATGGTACTGATGATTATATAGCAACAGGTGCAGATACATCAGTAGCAAATGGTACATATATGTTTTGGGCAAAATCATCTGAAACAGGAGAAAACAGAGGTATATTTGGGCATGGAAGTACACAGATTGGTGCATTTCATTTTCATCATGCAAGTAGTAAACCACTTTTATATTTAAATACTGATTTTTACAGGTTTTGGGATGACACATCTGCTCAAGATGATGGTCAATGGCATTTTTGGGTAGTTGTAGTTAATGTTTCAGATATTACTGCTTGTAGATTATATGTAGATGGTATTGAACAAACAGCTTCTTCAACCACAAGTTCAGGTTCTGCTCCAACAGGAGATTGGACATCAGGATTAAAAATAGGTACAAATTCAGCAGGTAGTGGAAACTATTGTAATTGTTCAATAAGTGAATTTGCTTGGTATAATACAATACTTTCAAATGCAGTATTACTTTCTCATATTAAAACCATATACAATGGTAGAGAACCTTACAATCACAAAGAAGGTGTGATGTCAAATTATTTACAAGGTTGGTGGAGAATGGGAGATGGTTTAGAAAATCATTCAGGAACAACTATATATGATATGTCTGATAATACAAACAATGGAACTATGACTAATATGTCTGCTGATGACTTTGAAGGAGATACACCATAATGAATTATTCTAATAGAAAATGGGTTATAGTAAATGTATCTGATATAACAGATGAAATGATAGCAAGTGCTAATCAAACATCTATGGACACACTAAGAAAAACATTAGATGGTAGCAAGGCTATATTGAAATGGGAAGGTGATACTCCAAATTGTTTTGATGGACTAACTACTTATAATCATAGTGAGATATTAGAAGAACTTGCTAAAAGTGAATGGACATCATCAGAATGAGTCTAATAGATGATGTAAAAAAACATGAAGGCTTCAAGTCCAAAGTCTATAAATGCACAGAGGGATATGATACAATAGGATATGGATTTGCTATTAAAGATTTAGAATTAGATGAAGATATAGCAGAGCAAATACTGATCAAGAAGTTAGATAGTTTACAAGAAAGAATTGAATCTAAGTTTAATTGGTTTGATGATAGTCTACAAGAAGTTAAAGATGTGGTTGTTAATATGTGTTATCAATTAGGTGTATCAGGATTTAGTAAATTTAAAAAAACCATATATTTATTAGAAACAGAGCAATATGAAGAAGCATCTGTTGAAATGTTAGATTCCTTGTGGGCAAAACAAACACCTAATAGAGCAAAAGAACTTAGTGAAATATTATCTAATTTATAATGAATAAGAAAGAAACAGAATTAGTATTAACACACCTTGAATATATCAGAAAAAGAGTAGATGATATAAATGGTAGGGTTAGAAAGAATGAGCAAAGCATTTCTATGATGAAAGGTGTAGTTGCTGGTATAACATTTTTTTTTACTGCAGCAGGAAGTTTATTTGGTTATTTTATAAAGGAATAATATATGACATTAATCTGTCCTAATTGTTTTTCCTCCCAATTAACAAAACAAGGGTTTGATGGGGACAAACAAAGATGGGGTTGTAAGAAATGTAGATATAAAACAGTACATCCATTGCAACCAGATGATGTTGAACTAATACATTCCAATGTTAAACTTGCAAAACAAAAGCAATCATACCAAGATTTAAACAGAATAGAAAGAAAGTCTTTTAGAGAATATGCAAGAGTAGAAAATGCAGTTGCAGAATATACTCACAAACTAAAAGAGATTTTTGACAAATTTGAGTTATCTACATTAACAAGATCACATGAAAGAACAAGTGATGCTTGTGGGGTAATACAATTTAGTGATGTACATTTTAATGAACTTGTAGATTTAGAGCATAATAAGTATGACTTTAGTGTTGCATCTAAAAGATGTAAATACTTTGTTAAAAGGGCAATTACATACTTTAAATCACAAAATATAAGCAATATACTATTAGTACAATCAGGTGACTTGCTTAATAGTGATAGAAGATTAGATGAATTACTACAAATGGCTACTAATAGAGCAAAGGCTACTTTTTTAGCAGTAGATATATTTCAACAAATAATACTTGAACTAAATGAGCATTTTAATGTATCTGTTTGTTGTGTTACTGGTAATGAATCAAGAGTAAAAAAAGACTGGGGTTGGAGTAGTATGATTGCTTCAGATAATTATGATTTTACTATATTTAAAACATTAGAGTATTTATTTAAAGATAGTAATATTAACTTTATAGATGGTGACCCAACTGAATTAATAGTAGAAGTAGCAGGACAAAATTTATTGGTATTACATGGAAATGGTAGTATTAAAAAAGGATTAGATACAAGTATAACACAAATAATGGGTAGATATAAAGCAAGAGGAATTAATGTAGATTATGTTATATTTGGGCATATTCATAGTGCAAGAGTTGGTGATACATTTTCAAGAAGCAGTAGTATGGTAGGTGCTAATGATTATAGTGAAAAAGCACTTAATTTAGCAGGTAGAGCATCACAAAATTGTTATATATTTTACAAGAATGGTAATAGGGATGGTATTAAAATAGATTTACAAAACCATGATAATGATATGTATGATATAGACAAATCACTTGAAGCATACAATGCTAAAAGCCATAACAAGGTTAATCAAGGAACAACAATATTTAAGGTAGTGGTATAATGGATTGGATGACAATTTTAGATAGATATGGATTGCCTGTTGTTGGTAGTATAGCAATGGCTTTTTATATATGGAAGTCTACTAAATTTATACAAGATGAATTAACAAGAGAATTAAGAGAATCTTTTGGTAGAACAGAAGGTATCTTAGTTAAATTAATAGATCAGCAAAAGAAAATGCAATTAGAACAAAAAGGATTGGAAAATTCATATAAGACTTTAGTTGAGGTAATTGCTAAGTTAAGTGGTAATGGATTAAGAGATAAGTTTTTGAGGATGCAGGAAAAAAATGAGAACAAAAAATATTAATGACAACAAATAAACAAATAGATATACTTTGGAAGGCAATAAATAAACAAGGTAGATACATTGAGCAATTAGAAATAATAGTTGCTCATTTAAAAGAAGATTCACATCCACCAGTATTTAAAAAGTCACAATTTAATGAGTTAGATGAAAGATTAAAGTTGGTGGAAGCATGGATTGATAACATAGAATTAATAGACAAAGGAGAGTTAAACTAATGGATTTTATATTTAATAATTTAAACTTAATAGTAGGTGGTGGTTCAGGTGCAATAGCATTATGGTTATTCAAAAAAATGCCAAATGATGATTTGTATGCTTGGGTTGAAACTTGCACATATTGTGCAGGTGTAACACTCACATTAGGACTATCTAAATGGAAATGGACTAAAGATATATGGAATAAAACAATAGAGCCATATTTTGTGGACCTTATTGATAATACAATAGGTGCTGCAATTAAAGGCTTTATTGATGGGTTAAGGAGTGATAACAAATGATTAATGTAATACTTGGTAAATGGATAGCAAAAAAAGGTGGGAAAGCAGTATTGCTATTTGTAGGTGATCTTATAGTTAAAAATACTAAGTCTAAAAAAGATGATGAATTATGGAAAAAAATAAAGCCACTTATTAAGAAATTTAAGTAAATGTCAATTACTGAAATAAAGAAGGCTTTAGTTGGAACATTTCAAGGGATGCTAAAAAACATAGTGTCCCTTGCAAATGATAGTACATTAGAAAAAGATTACAAGGTTTTAAAAGTAGGTGAAAAAAATACACCTATTGAAATTTCTGAAGATAATGTTAAGATAAACAATTCTGATGTATTAACAAAAGCAAGTAGTTTAAATGATTTGTCTGATGTTAGTTATTCTGATGGTGATTTAAATATAAGTGGTGTTGACAAAGTTGAATCTAATGGAGATTTATATATAGAAGCAGGTAGGGATTTAATTTTTAACTCAAGCAGAAATACAGCTTGTGCTAATGATTTTTTATTACTTGCAACTAAAAAATTATATTTTGACAGTGGTTTTGATACATATATAGAAGAACAAAGTGCTGATTTGTTGAATGTTAGAGTGGGTGGTGTAGATTTGTTGGCTATTAAAGAAAGTGCTGCAACATCTGCTGCCCAGTCAAGCATAGTATTTACAGGTTGTCCAATTCAATTAAAAGATATTGGGGGTGTAGCAGATACACCAGGTAGTGGATATGGATCTTTATATGTTAATAGTGATGAATTGTTTTATAAAAATGATAGTGGAACAATAAACAGATTAGATACAGCAAGTAAGTTTTTTCTTAATGTTGGTTGTTATTATGCTACATCTGCAAAAAAATGGTTGCCATTAGCACAAGGTGAATATGACCAAAGTACATATCCAATAGATTATGCAACTGATAATGCAAATTTTGTTGTTCCTTATGATATGAAAATAAATACTATATATGTAAATCATAATAGGTCTACATCAGGTAATGCACAGCCAGGAAATACAGATATACAATTATATAAAGGTGGTACTGCATATTCAGGAAATGTAACAGTTGATATTGATGGTTCTGGATATAATTCAACAAACACAGCAGTTGTATATACTTTTGATTTTAGTGGAGAAACTAATGAATTTGCAGCAGGAGAGGTTATGGCAATATCTTTAGATCCAACAAGCACAGCATATTGGTTTGCCATAACTATATGTGGAGAATATGTTTAATAAAATAAAAATACTTTAAAAAAATATTTAATATGTTATATTATAATACAAATAAAGGCAAAAATTAATGAGTTTAACAGGTAAATCACCATCAGAAACATATAAAGATATAGCTTATGTAGACAATTCTAATAATGGAGTAACCACTTCATTAAAACAAGTTAAGACAGGTAATGGTGGTTCTACTGCTTTACAAGTATCTGATAGATCATTACAAGTAAAATCTGCTACTAATAATACAACAGCATTAGATGTTCAAAATGCAAGTGGAACAAGTAAACTTTTAGTTGATACAACAAACAATTATGTAAAAGCAAATGGTGTTCATGTAAACACTATGTATAAACAATTTATGGCTTATGATATGAGTCCAACAGCAGGTTATCATTTGCCTATGGTAAGTGCAGAAGCTGGGATACCTTCTGTTTCTGGAGATGCTTCTCC